CACCATCAACATCGGTGCGCTTGTCTACCTCCAGTCCGGCGGGTCCAACTCGATCACCCCGACCGCTCCCGGTTCCGGGGTTCAGATCCTGGGCCGGGCGGTCGCCGCCGCCATTGTCGAGTTCGAGCCCAGTAACTGGGCCGTGCCCTCCTAAGCACTGAACCTTATAGCGCGGCGGAATGATCCGGCCGGGCTAACGCCTGGGCCGGTTTTTTATTGCCGTGACAAGGAGATAGATCAATGAGACCGACCAATTCGACCACGGTCCCCCGGCCCGATCTGGGGGCGATCGCCTACCAGTACGCGGTGGAGGCCAGCCAAAAGCGGTTTATTGGGGCGCGGGTTTTGCCCTGGGCTCCCGTTCCCAAGCAGTCGGCGGATTATCCCGTCCTGCCCAGTGAGGCTTTCCTGAAGCTGCCCGACACCGCCCGCAACGCCGACGGGACCTACAACCGGGACGGCTGGAAGTTCGAGAACGACAACTACGCCACGGTGGAATATGGCAAGGAGTCCGAACTGGAGGATTCCGAGGTAACCAAGTGGGAGGGGTTCTATACCGCCCTGGACCTGGAAGAGCCCACCGTGCAGCGGAACGTGGACATCCTGCTTCGTGGCCACGAGAAGCGGGTGGCCGACGCCGTCTTCAATACCACCAACCTGACCAGCAACGCGGTGGGGTCCGGCGGCTGGTTGTCCGCCGGATCGGAGCCCATCGAGGACGTCCAGACCGGCTGGGGCGTTATCCAGGACGCCACCGGGCTGGAGCCCAACGCCCTGGTCATGAGCCGGGCCATGTTCTTCGCCTTGCTGCGGCACACCCAGATTCAGGATGTGATGCAGTACACCAACCCCGTGGAGCGGTTCGGCTGGGAGGCCGCGAAGACTCTCCTGGGCGAGGTCTTCAACGTGGAGAAAGTCCTGGTGGGGTCGTCCGTCTACGACTCGGCCAAGAAGGGCAAATCCACCTCCACCTCGGCCATCTGGTCCAACCACTATGCCCTCTTGGCCAGAATCAGCGAGGGCGGTATTAACCTGAAGGAGCCCACCCTGGGCCGGTCCTTCCTGTGGACCGGGGACGCTCCCAACCAGATCGAAACCGAGACCTATCGGGAAGAAGGGCCCGGAAAACCATATACCGGTGCCGGACCCATATGGTGGAGAAGTTCACCTACACGAGCGCTGGTTATTTGATCAGCATGGGCACCGCCTAACCAATGCCCTTCACTGAAGACCTGACCGTGTTCCTGGACGAGGACGTGTTCGCGTCCGAGATGACCTGGGACGGGGGCAACTCCGCCTCGGTCATCTTCGACGCCGAGCACATCCTGGTCAACGAGGGGGCCGAGGCCGATACCTCGACCGTGGCTCCCACGGCCCTGGCTCGCGAGGCCGACCTTTCGGGCTTGGCCCAGGGCGACACGGTCACCATCGGAGGGCTTAACTACAAGATCGTGGGTATCCAGCCGGACGGCACCGGCATGACTCTCCTGATTCTGCACAGGACCACATGAGCATCAGCAAGCGAGAGGATATCCGCAAGGCCGTAGTGGCCACCCTGGGGACCAAGGTGGACGGGCTGTGGCCCATTCCGGCGGTCGAGGACCGGGTCTACGCCTCCCGGACAACGCCGATGGTGACGCAGATGGCCGACGGGACCGAGACCGATCCTTTCCCCTGCATCTGCGTTTACACAGTTAACGACAGATTCGAGGAGATCACCTCCGAGCGGCCCGGAAACCCACCGCAGCACACCCGGGAACTGGACCTGGTGGTCCAGGTATTCGACCAAGCCGACGGGTTCGACGATTCCATCGACGAAATCGCAGAGAAGGTCGAGCGACTGGTCCAGTACGACCAGGGAATCGGGACCGGTGATGATGGCGAGGACCTGGCCGAAACGGTCCTCCACTCATCCACCAGAATCGGTTTGACCTCCGAGGGCGACCGGGAGCACGGGACCGCCGAGATCACGTTCTCCGTGGTCTACGAGTGGACCCCGCCCGCAGTGGACCTCGACTGGTTCAACTACATCTACGCCGGTTACGAGTTGGCCGATTTCACCGGCCTGACCCTCTACGGGGGCGGATCCACCGCCCTGGTCTCGGGCGGGATCTATTACCTGGTGTCGGGCGAGATCAACTCCTACGTGGGCGGGCCTTTCCAGGCCAGCGCCGGGGACGCCTCCGCCTTCTCCGCCTGTTCCGGCGGGGTGGAGGTCAAACTCCTCAACGAGGCCTGGGACATCATCGGCGACCTTAACACCTAAATTATCAACCCAACAAGTTCACAAGAATAACGGGCGGTCCTTCGGGGCCGCCTTAGCTATTTGGGGGAAATACCCATGAAGACGGTCTTTGTAAAGCCGAACCTCGAAAGGGCCAAGGCATTTCAGGAGGCCACTGGGTACGAGTTCCACGTCAAGGACCCGGTTACCAACCGGCCGATTCCTGACGAGGGCCTGCTCATGGAATCCACCAACGATGTTAGACGCCTTATTCGGTGCGGCGACCTGATCGAGGCCACCCCTCCCAAGGCGGCCAAGGCCGCCCCGCAAGGGGGTGACAAATGAGTATGAGTTTCGAGCTGATCCCGGTCAATATCCGCCCGAACGTCAATCTTGCAGAGTTTGACAATTCAAACGCGTTAGGCGGACGCGCCGGGATCAATGAAAAAATCCTGATGGTGGGGCAGAAGACCAGCTCCGGCACCGTGGCGGCCGAGACCCTGAAACAGGTCTACTCCACGGACCTGGGGGACGGTTTCTTCGGCGAAGACTCGCAGCTCGCCCAGATGATCCGCTACGGCAAGGCGGCCAACCCCTACTCGGACATGTACGCCGTCGCCCTTGACGACGCCGGGGCGGCCACTGCGGCCGAGGGCGCGATTACCGTCTCCGCCGTGTGCTCCCAGAACGGCACCCTGCCGCTCTACGTGGACGGCCGGTCTGTGCCGGTCCAGCTAACCACAACCATGTCCGGAATGCAGATTGCTTCGGCCATCGCCGAGGCGATCAATGAGCTTGACCACATGAATGTGACCGCCGTGGCCTCGGCGGCGGCCTCCGGCCTGGCCAAGGTTGCGGTCTCGGCCGCGAACGCCGGGCTCTGCGGCAACGACAAAGACCTCCGGATCTGCTACTACGCCACGGACAAGGTCCCGACCGGGTTCTCCTACAGTTTGACCGCCTTCGCCGGCGGGGCCACCAATCCGGATCTGGACGACGTCTGGGCCGTGACCGGAGACGAACACTTCCATCACGTTATTTCTCCCTACACCGACTCGGCCAACACCACCTCGATCAATACCGAACTGGAGCGCAAGTGGGGACCTCTGGTCCAGGCCGAGGGCAGGGCTTACGCCGCCGCCCGGGGTACCGTCTCAGCCCTTACCAGCGTGGGCGCGGCCCTGAACTCCAAACACCTCTCCATCCTGGGAGCCCACGACTCGCCCAGCAACCCGACGCAGTGGGCCGCCGTGTACGGCGCCATCGCCGGGTACCACCTCAACATCGACCCGGCCAGGCCTCTCCAGACTCTGGTCCTGCCCGGCATCATGCCCGCCAGCGCCGATTCCGGGAACAGGTTCACGATTGGGAACCGCAACACCCTTCTCTGGAACGGGATCACGCCCTATTACACGGACCAGATGGGCCAGGTCATGCTGGACCGGACCATCACCACGTACCAGACCAACGCCCACAGCGTGATCGACCCGTCCTATCTGGACGTGAACACCCACGCGACCCTGGGCTACATCCGGTACCAGGTCCGCTACTGGGTGACCAACGCCTTCCCGCGTCACAAGCTGGCCGATGACGGGGCCAATTTCGACCCCGGCCAGTACGTGGCCACACCGGGAGCGGTCAAGGGCTTCCTGATCCGGAAGTTCCGGCTGCTGGAACGGGCCGGGATCGTCGAGAATCTGGACCAATTCAAAGAAGACATCATCGTCGAAAGAAACGATACCGACAAGAACCGGCTGGATATCCTCCTGCCTCCGGATCTGGTCAACCAGTTGGTCGTCCAGGCCTACAAGATCCAGTACATCCTCTAACCCACACGGCCGCCCTTCGGGGCGGCCCCTTTATAGGGGGCTGAAACAATGGCTAAGCTTGCAAGTCTGGCGTTCATTTCCGTGGATGGCCAGGCCCTTGCCACCCTGCCCGGCGCGAGCCTCACATTTGGGGGAATGCACCGCGAGGGCGTTTTTGACGACCGGGGCGGGCACGACCACACAGAAAGTCACGTTGCCTCTCGGATCGAATTTTCCATCAAGATCAAAAGCGACACCGAGATCAAGTCGTTGACCGAGA